TTGAATTGATTCCAGCAAATTCATCTTCAACATTTACAAGTTCGTTGATTGCCCATAGATTACCCGTCTGATTTCTAAACCCGTGAACTGTTGCTGAATACACTTGACTGCGCGATTTTCTAATATTATATTCCCATTTATTTCTTTCTAGCATGCTCTGTTTTGAACCGGAATTTTCAGCTGTTACACAATATTGTCTACCGGGGCGTATACCAACATCTAATATTGCAGATATTTGTTCCACTACACTATAATTTGATGTTGCTCCAGCATTATTTAATGCGACCGGAGTTTCTTGCCCACCAGTTCGATAAAGATTAAATATCCCAGTTGTGTCATAGCCAACAGAATACGACAACACATTATTGCTGTTATCGTTAATTTTGTTCTGCAAAGTTACAGGAATAAAAATTCCTGATGATCTTGTTATTACAAGATCGCCATTTGCATTTGATGTAAGTAAAACTTGGCGCTTGCGCGCGAGACTCTCTATGAATTCCCAAACGCCTTGGCCGAATTCTGGTGAAGCTAAATCTTCAGACGGTAGAAATGGTTTTGGGAAGTATTGACTAACAACCCTTACAGGGCTTTTGATATGCTTTAAAACTGCTTGAATAATAATTGCTAGCGTAGTTGGCGCGCGTAAATTATCAAGCGAACCAATTTTTGAATCGACAATATCGCCTGTTTTGTCCCTTCCAGAAATTGTGATTGTATGACTATCTTTCTCGCCATCAACACCAACAATTTCAATATTCCCAGTTATGACTTTTTCACCGTCAACTTTAATATTGCATGGTTCGCCGCCCCTAAATGGCAATGCGCCGCCATCTTCTGAAGTGGCTTTAAAGCTAAATGTGTTACTCAATTCGGCTAAGCTTAAACTTACGGTTGCATCGGTCCAACCAGTATACGCTTTGCCGCCAACTTCGATGATCATGCTGTAAAAATCCTAATATCGCCTTGCTCATAAGCAAGATCATACAATCCATTTAATTCAGCGATATCTTCACCGTCGGAAGAATCGCCATAATAAGAATATGCCAACGCTCTAATTGATATCGGGTTACTTTGAATTGTGATTATCTGACTAACAGTTAATTTTTGCTCGCTGAAAAAACCAGTTGTTGTTGTTCTCAATTCCGTTAGTGAATTCATCAATTCAACGTCAATATTTTCAGAAAGAAACAACTTTTGATATTGAGTTTCAAGATCGGCTTCGATTTCATTTATTTCAGTAACAGTTTTATATGTTGACTGCGAAGAAGTTAGATAACTGTTGCTCAATGCTTCAGATTGCACCATCGAATTAAACACTTGATTATTTGCGGTTCGCTCTGAAGAAATAAATGTAGGATATGGGGCAGAAATATCATTGTCGCCAAAATTAAATAGGTTTTTGAACGCCATAAGTGCCCCTTCTGGCGTCGAATACAAACTTGTTATGCTATCCATAATTCTATCAATGCTTGCCGAAAGTTCCGCCGGATTGCTAACTAGAGTGGCGATATTACTTTGAAATGACGTTATCAAGTTTGAATGATCATCTAGTTTGCTAGCCAATGTTGCAATTGGGTCAGTTGCTGCGTTAACAGAATCAATATAACCGTTCGCTTTATCCATAGCGGATTGAAAATTACCCGTTGCAGCGCCTGTTATTTCCCAAATTGAACTGAAAATAGAAACGGCAACCGTCGCAACAGTAGCAGCGCCAGTCGCAACACCAGTTAACGCGAATGGATTGAATTCGGGTACACCATCGGTGTTAGAAATCTCAAATGTCGCGGTAAAAGTACAATCGCCTAACTTAGTTACGTCTTCAGAAATTGTAAACGTTCTGCAAACTATGTTTTCAAGCTTTCCATACCAAGGATGAATCAAAATTCCGGGTCCACCCTTCTCTAAAGCCGAAATTAGAGTGTCTCTAACTTGAATATAGGGTGTAATCAGCTTTCCAGTGTTATCGCGTCGGTCAGAAACACAACCATTGACGGTAAAAACGCGCTGTTTTTTACCAAGATCTTCAATTATTTGTCGGTCTGAGTCGATAAATTCCTTTTTTGCGTCTTTTCTACCGCCGCCGATTTCAGAACTTTTGATGTAAAAGAAAGCGCCACGATATGAAGCTTCATGTTGAATAATTGATTCAGAATATTCTTTGAGTTTGTCTGCCATTATCCTGTTACCATGCTTACTCCGGTTTTCAAACCCGAAGTGTCGCCAGAAGTACGCAATCTTATGTACTCAACAGTGTTTTTTGGCGCTATGAGTCCAATATCAACTTCTGTTTTGTTGGTTTTTGTTAGGTCTGCCGCACCAGTTACCTCTAGCTCTTTTTCATTGCCACCAAAACCGAAAAAGTTTTTAACAGCGCCCCAAGTTTCCATAATTTTTTGCTTCACTACATCAAATTTCCAAATTAGAAGACCAACCGCGACAACAGCAGCAGCAATTGCAATTGGAACCCATCCAATAGCCGATAGAGCCGCCGCTACTCCCCACGCTATAATTTTAAATGCCAAAAATACAAGTTTCAAGACGGGAAGAATGAAAAGAAACGCAACTTTTAGGGCAAGAAACACAGTTTTGAGAACCATAAAAGCTTTTACTAGAACAAATATCACTATTGGCGCAACTACAAGTCCCGCTACGAATTTCTTTGACGCATCACCAAGACTTTTAAACCATCTTGTTAGGCCGCCGATAACTTTTGCTGCCAATACTATCGCCGGTTTTAGTTCTTTGCCAATTTCGGCAGCAAACAAAACCATGTTTTGTCCAGCGATTTTTGATTTCCTATCTAGCGTTTCCATGTTCCGCAAAAACGACGGTGTTAGTTGATCCGAACCCATTTGTTGTACTGATAGAGCAACATTTTCAGCGGATTTACCAGTCATAGCCAATGCCGCTGTAAGACCCTCTTGATTTGGGATTGCTAGTTTTGCTTGATCAATATTTTCCTCAATCATTTTGTTCATTAGGTACAAAGATTCGGTCCAACCAGTATCTATCAATTCTTGTGGCGTAGTCGGAAGACCAAATTCTTTCAATATTTTCTTCGCTTCACCCTTTGCGCCGGTAAGTGCTTGAGTCAAACCTTTAATTCCGGTTGTAGCTTCTTCTGGCGAAATAAATTTTGTAAGTTCACCTAACGTTGCAACATATTCTTCTGCAGATATCCCCATCGACGCAGCAAGTTTCGCAACCTTACCAACATTTTTCGCTAGTTGATTAACATCCGCGCCGCCCAACTGTTGAGCGACAAACAATATGTTTGCTGCTTTTGCGCCCGTCAATCCTTCATAAGCATTTTTAAGTTTACCAATGCCGATGGTAGCTTGTGCAAGATCAGCGTTTCCGCCAACCGCTAGTCTTATTGATTCGTTGTATGTTTTAAATGTTTCTTCGCTTGCGCCCAACACAGATATTGCATTGTAAAGCGCTGTTGAAGCTTCTTCGCTATTGATTCCGAATTCAGCCATTGAATTTGCGATTGTGTCATCAATGGTTTTACTCCATTTCTTTAAATCTTGTACGTTTAACAAACCATAAACTTTTACAATGCCTTTTTCCATATTTGAAAATGCTTTAAGCGCGGCCCCGGCTGCAAGGCCAGCCGCGACCGCTGCTTTTTTCATGTGAACCGCCATCTTTTTCATACCAGCGGCTGTTTTTTTCATTGTTGCATTTAGACGTTGAAACCTAACATTCATTTGATCAGTTTTGCGCTTAACACGTTGAGCGACTGCGCTAAACTTATCTCTTGCTAGGAACGTCCAAACAACTCTATTGGCCATTACTTTTTATTCCTTTGCGCGTGTATGCGCTTGGCTTCGCCTTGCAACATTGAAATTTCAGGTAACGGCATTTCACGCAATTCTTTGTAACTCAAAGCACCCTCAAAGAAAGACATTAGATTTGTTATGCCTTGAATGATTTGGCTTTCATTTTCCTCAATGAAAATGCTAGAATAAAATTTACAAGATAATCGCCTAGCATTGATTCAAAATCATCGACGCTCATTCGATCAATCAAAGTACTTCCCAATTTTGTTTCACCATCAACCAAAGCGATTCCCGGCATCTGAAAAAGCTTCTTCCCAATATCCATAACGTCAGGAAGATCAACACTAGTAGAAATGGCCAGCAAAGCCATAACGTCAGACCCATCAATATCAAGATCATCGTCAGATTCTTTTGTTGTGGTTGTTGTGCTTTGATCATTTGTCGCCCTAAAAAAAGCTTGTTTTAGTGCCGCGCATTCGCGCGTTGTGCGCGAAGTCGGCGCAGACAAAGTTATGAATTCTGCTTGCACAGTTTCACCTTTGTTTGCATAACTGAATTTCATCTGCAAAATATATTGGAATTCTGTTTCATTTTCGTCAAGCATAGCGGGTGCCTATCTCCTTTTTAGATAGCTGCGTTGGACATGAATTCGATGCCAATAACGCCTTCGGTACTGATTTCAATTTCAGGGTCGCCAGTAAAAGCGGCTTGGGTGAATGTTCTGGTAACGTCACCCTCAGTAGTTTTCCCAGCGATTTGCACAACATTTTGATTGGCATTTGCTTTCCACGTTCTCGCCAATTTCACGTTTTCTGGCGTTGTATGCAATTCAAACATGATTTTACTCAGCGAAGATTCAACGTCACGCGAATAAATCTGCTCAACAGCACCACCACCGACGGAACCAGCGCGAACCGTTTGTTCGCCGAAGCCTTCAGTATACTTCAACGAATTTGCAACAATCATTATAACTTCATCATTAACAAGCAAAGTTGCGTCAGATAGTTGAATGGGCATTTTTCTTAGATCTCCGTATCAAATGCGATTTTGATAGTCGCAATAATTTGGCGAAGTTGTGTCACGATAGGCACAAACATTGTTAGTGTTGCTTTGCCAAGATCAAGATCAAGTGTCACCGTTAGGTTTTCCTTGAAATACACAAAAGCATCTTCACCATTTTGGACCAAAACATAATTCGGGCCAGCAAGATCTTTGTAAAGCTGCTCTGTGTATGCTCTGATAATTACATCATTTGCCATATCGCGCCCGCGACTAACACTACCCGCAGTCAATCGAGATTGAGCAAATCGACTCTTGTAATTACTAAACATGTATTCACGAACACCACTAGAAGTATCAACATAATTCAAAAACTTCCAAGTAATATCCGCATTTGCTCCACTATCGGTTTTGTACGTTGTCACTACTTCGCCAGCCAACGCAGCAGTACCAGTAGCATTCGCGCCAATAACAGAAACGCCAGCAGCAAGAAGCAATTCAACTTCGCCAGTAGTCCAACCGCGCGGCGCTTTAATGTTAGGCATTTGCGGAATTGGAGTGTTGAAATAAGGCAACGACGCTAGCGCAGGGCCACCAAATTGATCCAAAGATGCCGAACTAGTTAGATATCTAGAAATCGAAGCGTCTGGTGTTAGTCGCAACGAACGAACAGCTGCAAACATTGCCGACTTAGAATAAGTAGGCTCATTTTGCGCTGGTCCCTGATAGTTAGTTTCAGCTTCTAGCTTATCACCAAAAATAACCAGACTCGGCGAATTCTCCGCATTGCCAGCAGCAAGAACATTTGCGTAAGATTGGACAATGGTAGAAAACGCAACGCCGTCTTCAATCGCATTATCAGGATTGAATCTAGCATCAAGCCACAAAAGCAAAGTGTCAAGCGCAGCACCAACAACAAACGGCCAAACGATTCCCTGATAACGATCTGTTGCAACATCCAAAATATCAGTAAGTGTTGGATCAGTTGCGCCGGTAACGCCAATTGTAACTGCCATTCCTGTAACGCCAGCGATTATTCCTGAAGTTTCAACTCCAAGATCATTTGCAACAGTTCCCTTATTGTCAGCAGTAAGCGTAACAGTTCCTGTTGAATTTGAAGCAGTATAGGGACACTTTGAATCCCCATTAATTGCAGCTTCGATTGCGTCACCAATAATTGTAGGTGTATCCAAATCCGCTACAGCAATTTCATATCTGTGAAGCGTTTCAGATCCTGCTACAACTACCAGTGTCCCGGCTTCACTTGATGTTCCAACAATGGTAATTACTTTAGTGCCAGCGGTTCCGGCAGCGTCATCAAGCGGAATAACATCAACTTGAACTAGCGGGTTGATCGCTCGAAACGCGCGAACCATTGCGGCAACTTGCGAAGCTTCACCAAACAAAGCGTTTTCGGGCGCGCCCGTACTCGCAAGGTTTGCTTGCAATTCACCACTAACAGCGGTCGCCGCCGCTACTTGTTGACCAACAATAAGCACTTTTTGATCTGTGTTGCTGACTGCGCGATCTGCGTTCGCCAGCGATATCGAAACTTCAGGCTGCAGAATTTGCGTTCCGCCCATTATTCTTTCTCCTTAGTTTTGTAACTAACATTTTTAGTTACTTCTTCCTTTACAGCTGGCTTAACAATCGAACAGCAATCATCAAACGTTGCATCTTGTAAACGTCGTCGCCAAAAATTATCAATAGGAACACCATCATGACTAGCAACACTAATGATATCCCCGGCTTTGTAATCACCAAGATCTTTTTTAACTTCTATTTGGATAAACATAATTTCTCCTAGAGTGGGGTATCATCCAAATTAGGCGTTCCTTGCATGAATTCAACTTGCGTTCCAAAGTCGCTAAAAATACTGAAATCAATTTCACGAAAAGCAACATCAAGATCGGGACCAACAGTATCTTCTTCGTAAATATCAGCGACTTGTTGAAAGTTGTATGCGTGGACATACACAGACGAATCATAGTTGAATACATCATGCCCGACAAATTGCACAGGGTTTTGTACGTCTGAATAAAGTCCGGTGCTTATTCGACTAAACAAAAGTGATCTCAAAAGCGGGCGAAGCAAATCAGAAGCTTCGTCGCGTGATTCCCTTGCAGCGATTTCGCTTTCGACGGGAATAAAAACATACACCGAAAAAGGTTCTATAATTTGTTGTCGAAAACTAGCATTGCGTTGGATGTTATCCAAAGCATCAGATTCGATTAGTCTACTTTGCGAAGCGGTTACACCGTCAAGAACTACAAACGCCCAATATTCGTCAACCTCTGATTCTGTATATGCGGCCATAATTCTTTCGATATTGATACCGGACGAAATTCTAGGTTTGGTTCTGATAACAATCGTTCCGTTAGGGTCAGTCAAACCAGTAACTGAATGTGTAAACTTAAAAGTTGCAGCGTCGATAACGTCGTCAACTTCATAAGTTGTATTGTAATCACGCAATTTAGATTCAGCGTCCCGCAAAATCGGGGAACCAGTAGCAGTAACAGCACCAGAATCAGCCATTACAAACGTGATTGTTTTGCGATTGACTATGTTAGTTCGCACAAACGTTCCGTTAAATTCAGATTCTGTAGCGCCGGTAATTCTAATTGAAGTAGCGACCGCGTTAGTCAAATCATGATTAGTTGCAGTTACCAAAGTTCCAACTATGCCCGATCTAGTCAATGACGAAATGGCAATTGGAACATCAGTTCCGGTAACAGCAAACGCTTGACCGACTTCTAGCCCATGCTGCTCATTACAAATAACCGTCATTTCAGTTCCTGATCTAGTGACGCTCAAAACGTCGATATCAGTTGTGAATTTATCTGTAAGCTGGGGGAGCAAAACACTTAATTGTGAAATGATGCTAGATGCTCTCATTTAACTCTCTTGAATTCTCTTGCAATTTGTCGATGAAATTCGTTAGTCGCATTTCTTTGAATTTTTTTAACAGCGTTCCCAATGCTAGGGCGCGCTAGTATTTTTCGTCCATCTTTAAATTCAAATCCGTCTTCGATAACATGGTCATATTCTGGCGCTCTGCTACTCGGACCAGTTGCAAAACCATATCCGAAATCCATTCGATAATAACCGTGAACTTTCCAACTAACAGATTTCCGCAATGCACCACTTAAATTCGCGTGCGTTTCACCCGGAGCGGAAGCGACATGCCTTCTATAATTTCCGCTTTTCATTCTGATGTAATATGTTTTTCCGCCTTTCGGTTTGCGTTTTATTTCTGTGTTAGCTTCGTTCTTCAAATCTTTACCGATATCAAACCAAGCATTTCTAATCGCCATTCTAGCCTTTGGCCGAATGCGATTTATTTCTCGAAACACCTTTTTGTTTCCAAGACTAGACTCAACACCAATTGCGCTTTTCATGCTTGCGCCGCTCCTAAATCCTTATCACCACGCTCGGTGCATCGAAGCCGCAAAAATTCGTGTCGCTCATCTAAATCTTCAACGCTAATAATCTTCAAATTGTTGTTATTCAATTCAACCCAAGTTTCAGAAGTTACAGATTCGTCATATCGAATGACTATTGAATGTGTTAAACTAACGTCAATATTTGCCCCGGTAAAGAATGTTTGCCCCGATACAGTTTTAACATTTGCCCAAACAGTTTTTGTTCCACTAAATTTTTCAGAAAAATCAGAGTTTCCAAATTCGGGCACGCGCAACGCGCGATCATGTAGCTTAATTCTTTCTCTCATGTCACCGATACATGAAACTCTGCTTTTTCTCTTGATTATGTCTTTACTCACAATCATCTTCTTTTATGGTTGCACAGATAATATCAGTAGAAGTCATAACACTATTGGTTACTTTTACTTCTATGTCAACGTTGAGCCCTTCTTTGGCCCTAACATCATAATGAGCGACATGTGTATTTTCAAGAATACCAATGTAACCCCAATTGCGAGTATTCAAATTTGCTGTTCCAAACTCTGTCATAGAAATAGATGCACCAAATATAACTCTAACTCTTTGCCCAATATCAGCTGCAACCGTTAGTGAGTCGGCGATTGTTATTGTTCCCGCTGTAGTATCGACCGAACTAACAGTTGACGCCAAAATACTTTCGTCATTTTGCGTTACTTCAACTGAATCATTTTCATTAAATACGCCAGCATTTGTAACGCTCAATTCAGTTTGTCCGATTGCTTCATCGGCTAAAATAAGTTCGTCTTTGCTTATGTCATAAACTTTGAACGATGCACTACCGCTAGAAGCGTCATTTACAACTTCATTTAAATCAGTTGTGTAATTAAAAAGTTTTGGCGCTGTGCTGATTATGTCATAATCAGAATATCTATCAATCAATTTCCTAGCCATTATGCAACCTCTGACATGGTATAAATGCTTTTTGTTAGTTCGCTTGATGTTCTTATGGATTTATAAATGTTAGTTTTACTTTCGATTGATTTGAAAATTCTTGCTTCAAAAATAATGCGCCCAAGAATAATAGCTTCTATCAAATCTGGTTCGGCACTAACTGACGCAACACCAGTAACTGAAGCAATCGCAGAACGTTTTATAATTGCATTCGCAGAAACAGCTGCGATTCCTGTAACGTTTGCGTTAGCACTAACAACTATTCCACCAGTCGCAATAGCTGTTGCTGTTCCGGTTACTGACGCATTGCCGCGCGTTCCTTCAAGCGACATATACATTCTGAATGCAGCAATATCAAGATTTCTATCGCCAGAAGTTTTCCCAAGTACAGCAATCCGCAAATTGTTGGAACCAGACGGGAATGTTAGGTTTGCAAATGCCCACAATAAACTAAATGTGCCAGTATGAACTTCAGAAACTATGTTAGTTACTGTTTCATCGTCTATTATTGTTTCTCTTTGAACTGGGCCATCCGTATTGCGAACATTCAATCGAACCGGATCAGTTCCACCAGCCGCATTTTTTCTAACGGTAATTGCAAAATTGTGTGCGTTAGGCGCGTGAACTGCTTTGAGCCAAGCAGCATCAACAAAATCAACTATGTAATTTGAATTTCCGCTGGGGTTGTCAACTGTTACCCAATTATCGTCAATGTCATATGGATCTTCATCGACAAAATCGAAAGTTCCGGTGTAACCAAAACCTGCTCTATCAGCAATCGGCGCGAACGGTCGATCAGGAATTATATTTAGCCAACCATGACTGTAATCAGGATCTAGAATTGCTTCGCCAGTTACCGACGCTGCAGCAGTTGAAAGTTTGATTCCGGGTTTTGCGTTGACGGTACAAACGCCAGTTACTGAAGTAACACCAACTAAAGTTAAATCAGCATCGGCAGAAATTGCACCAACACCAGTAACAGCCGCATCAGCAGAATAAGTTCCGGTAAGATCGCCAGTCGTCGCTGCGATTCCGGTTACGTCAGCAGCACCAACTTGAATTCCGCCAAGAATATCACCAGTTGCGTCGGTGATTGTGGCAACTCCGGTAACTGATGCCGCTATGCGGGTTCCTTCCATTGCAAGATAAACACGAACGGCAGCAACATCGACACCTCTATCACCTGATGTATTGCTACGGACTCCAGTATTAAATTCTGTAAGATCAGTAACATCTAGTAAACTAAATGTACCAGAGTGAATTTCAGATACTAAATCCGTAACAGTTTCAGAAAGAATCGGATGTTCTCTAGAGTTACCACCTTCAAATATAGATAAAGTAGTGTCTGGATCTGTTCCGCCAGAAGCATTTTTCCTAACTGTGATCACGGCGGTATGTAAATCAATGCCTCTAATGGCTTTATACTGAAGCGAACTTGGAAGTTCGGAAATATAAAAACCCAAACTAGTTTCATCTACAATATCTAGCCAATTCGCATCTATGTCAAACGGATCGTCGTCGATTTGTTCCCAACCACTAGAGCCGTTACTGAAATTTATATTATTTAGATGAGCACTCGGCGCAAATGGAACACCGAGAATTATATTCATATGCGCGCGCGCGGAAATAGTTGCCGCGCCCGCTACGCTCGCGCCCGCGCTATGAAGAACTTTTGCGGTTGCTAGTGTTACAGTCGCAATGCCAGTTACTGACGCATTCGCGCTATATTCAACTATTGCAGTCGCAAGCGTTACGGTTGCAGTTCCGGTAACACTTGCGGCCCCATCTTGAATTCCGCCAACATCACCAGTCGCATCAGTAATTGTTGCAACGCCAGTAACTGACGCCGATGCAATATGAAGAACTTCGGCGGTAGCATCAGTTATTGTTGCAGTTCCTGTTACGTCTGCTTCGCCTTGTTTGAAACCGCCGGTATCACCAGTTGCGTCGGTGATAGTACAAATGCCAGTAACAGAAGCGATAGCACTATGATCAACTTCGGCGGTTGCATCAGTAATTGTTGCCGCGCCAGTTACATCAGCTGCAGCATCAAATCTTAAACCACCACCAGCGTCGGTGATTGTTGCAGCGCCAGCTACACTTGCCGACGCGGAATATTCCATAGTTGCGGTAGCTAAAGTAACGGTTGCGATTCCAGTTACAGAAGCGAGAACACGCAAAGTAAGATTGGCGTCAGCGTCAATATCGCCAACACCCGTTACCGAACCGATTGCTTGAAGATCAACTTTCGCTGTTGCTAGCGTTACGGTTGCAACGCCAGAAACTGTTGCAGCTGCTATGTGTAAAACTTCAGCAGTTGCAAGCGTTACAGTTGCAACACCAGTAACGTCAGCCGCGCCAATTTTTAGAACGTCAGCGGTTGCAAGGGTAACTGTTGCAACACCAGTTACTGACGCTGCCGCCGGATGAATAATTCCACCAGTAGCATCAGTAATGGTTGCTGCGCCAGATACCGACGCTGCGCCAATCTTAATTAAACCACCATCAGCTAGTGTTACTGTCGCCGCGCCAGAAACTGAAGACTTGATGCGCGTGCCTTCCATCGCAAGGTAAACACGCATCGCAGCAATATCAATATTTCTATCGCCAGATGAAGTACCAGATATTGCAACCCGCAAGAATGGAAGATTTATGTAATCTAGATCATGTATTAAACCGAATGTGCCAGTGTGTACTTCTGATGTTAGGCTAGTTACAGTTTCATTATCGACAACTATTTCTCTTCCGGCAGCATTATCAAACATCTGAGCAGCAACAGTTGGATCAGTTCCGCCAGAAGCATTCTTGCGAACGGTGACAGCAAGAGAATGCAAGCCAACTGCTCGAACAACTTTGTATTGAAGCGAATCAGGTAGATCAAAAATGCCAAAACAGACGGAAGTTTCATCTACAACATCCATCCAATTTGCATCTATGTCATACGGATCTTCATCAATATCAAGGTAGGAACCGGTGAAATTTATAACAGTAGCTTCAAAGTCTGGTGCGAAAGGAACACCAAGAATAATATTCAAATGTGCGCTTGCATCGACCGTCGCAACGCCAGTAACCCCAGCGACGGCCTGATGATCTACTTCAGCAAGCGCAGATGCAACAGCCAAACCTGCGGCTTCGGCTTCGGCAAGTTTCTTTATGGCGCCAGTCGCCAAAGTTACAGTTGCGATTCCAGTTACATCAGCAAAGTCACCCCGCGTCATACTGGCAGTAGCCAGCGTAACAGTCGCGCTTCCGGTTACGTCGGCAATCGCTTGATGATCAACTTCGGCAGTCGCATCATCGACGGTAGCATCACCGTCAACAATTCCTTCGCCTTGATGCGTAACGCCGCCTGTATCTTCTGTAGAAATCCACCGAACTGCACCGACTACGGCAACCCGTCTAACAGTTGGCCCACCACCACTACGATTACCTGTAATACCAATTGCAGCAGCATTGCCACTGATTTGAGTTAATTCATTTGCATTCCAGAAAACACTGAAAGTGTAACCAGCAGGGTCATTCCCAATAGGTTCATCTGTTAGTAGATCACGTACAGGAGTTGCACCATTATAAAGTGCAATCGTTAAAGTTGGATCGTTGCCATCAAGTGTATCCACTTTTACTACATGGACTTGATACTCTTGTAAATTATCCCCAGCTAGAAGATCATCTGACGGATTTTCAAATCCGGCGCGCATGAAAGTGTCAGTGCCATCATCATTTGCCACCCAATACACGCCATCTGGGTTATACGGATCGTCATCAAGATCGCCAAGATCCACAGGTGTGTCATAATTGAGGGTTCCACCAACATTATTTAGTATATAGGTGGGCACTTACTTATAACCTTTTATGCCATCGTTACTGAAAGATTTCCAATTGCGAATTCAAACGTATCGCCATCACCAATGGTTTTACCTTCAGTCAATGCACCGTGAATCAAAAGTTCGGAACCGGAAATAGCGTCATAAATGCCAAAGTAATCTGCCGTTCCCCACGTTCCGTCGGTGGCAGTCGGGAAAGTTACTGCCGCTGTGTTAGTCGCGTTGTCAGCCGCAACGGTCCAACCGCCCGTCATGGTTACGCGCGCGTATGCGCCGCCCGTAACTTCAGTTCCTGAATCGGCGTCAGTCGGATCGGTATTGTGAATTGCAACATATACACTTGTGGGACTAGTGTAAGAAGTCGCATCAAGAAAATGCTCAAGCACAGTTGTTTCCATGAAATTTGACATTGCAGCCATGATTTAAATCCTTTGTATTCTACCTTGATCGTATTTTTCAGTTGCGCCCGACTTGAGCGCGGCAACACTAACATCACAATCGCCACGATTCGCATACAAGAACGCCAAATGTTCTAGCGCGCCAACCTTATATTGTGTAATGTATCGTGGGGTTTTCGTATCAAAAATGATCTGAATGCCAGCTTCAATTTCATCAATATCAGACGGCCAAGCTTGATCTTCTTGAAGCAAAATTTCGCTAAATTGGTGGCCAGCTTTTAGGTAATAAACTGCGCTAGAAATGGTGTCGAGAGTGCCGCTAACGGAATACTTCACACTTGTAATCGACGACACTTCGCTTTTTCGTAAAAGGATTCTATCGTCAAAACAATCCAGTACCAATTGCCAAGTTTTCGCCCGCATATCCCTACCGGAATAACGTTCTGCGAACTGAAAAACTGTAGCAATCAAATCTTGAATTACCGAATCGTCTGTAGTGGAATCAACTTTCAAATAAGCTTTCGCTTGTTTGAGAGAGATAGGCAAAGTGCCAGTGTCGTTTAGTGTGTATGTATACGTTAGCGGCATAACTCTCACTTACTCCAAGGCATTTTACTTTTGGGTTCTTCTTCGTCGTCGTTTTCTTCGTCTTCAGTTTCAACTTCTTCGTCTTCAACTTCTGGGGCATCGTCGCTAATAATTTCAGCATTGCCATCGCTTACCATTTGCGAAGCGATTTCTTCAGAAAGTCCAGACATTTCTTCGCCTTTTGTGAATACAAAATTTCCACGCTTGGGCGCAATATGTGCTTCGGTTCCGTTTCTCAGAAATTTAACTTTCATAACTTCCCCAATTTTTTAAAATACGGGTTAGGAAGCAGGGGCACGCCGCCTAACAATTAACGGCGCGCCCCACTTTCTATTTTCTAGGTAAACTGCTCTGCAACAGGCTTAATCACAGGATGACTAAGGATCGCAACAGCGCCCATGATGCCAGTAGAGTTGGCGTCAACTTCCGTCAACGTCAAACGCTGGTGACGTTCCTTCCCAATAGTGCCGATGCGATATACCTTATCAGTATCCGCAATGGCAATGACGAGATCTGTGCCGAGAACTTCGGCAGCAGGTACAGCGGTCCATACACCAGTCGGCGAACCGCTATCATCATCCGGCGATTGATCAATGCCAGCAGTAAACGAACCGTCGAGAGCATCGCCGATTACGACAACAAACTCGCAAGATTCAAATCCAATAGTATCAATCTCGGCCCCAACTGCGTGCGCGGTGTGAATCACCGGCTCGATTGCAAAAACAACTTTGATTTCAGAATGAAGATCTTGTTCCATTTTGATTTCCTTTTCTTTTGCCCGTTAAAAATTCCGGTTTTTAGTTTTTAAGTTGCCGGAGTCTTTGTGACTTTGATTGCTTCAGGCAAAGTAACAATGCCGGTATTCCAACGATTCATCGTGAATTCAACAATCGCCTTCTTCTTGAGCGTATACTCGTCACGAACAACACTCAAACCAGTTCTATCAACGATTGTGTATCCCCGTCGGAAATCACCAAAGGCAAGCGAGTAAGAATTATTCGCTTCATCTGCCATAGTGTTTGCAACCGCATACGGATACCCAGCCAAACTATTAGCTACCGGGCCATTCAGCCCCGGTTGCCAAAGGAATTGGCCAGTTGTTGAAACCTGTGAACGCAACTGCGCCAACGTTCGCCGATTCAAAACGAACACAGGATTGTATCCAGTCTTGAGCTTGCCAGTAAGAAGAATCACATCAACTGCAGGAATTACACCAGCTGTGCCAGTCGTTCCCGCTTGGGTTGCTGCAAGAATAATTGCATTCTGCATAAACCCTTCAGGTTTCTTGAATCCATCACCAAGAACAAATCCAGCGCCTTCACCAAAACCAAAAGCTTCCGCCGAATCCGATGCAATTTCCGAATCCATATCGAAAGCCGCATCCATCAGCATGTCCTTAGTGATTGGCGACGTATGAGTTTGGCGATACGGCGTCACAGTCACCGATTCGTAAGTGGCGACACTATCGGCGCCTTCTTCCGCTTCGCCTTCATACGTTGCAACCGGAATGGTGTTCCGAATTGCCATTTCCATCGACTTGCTGTTGATAGTTCTGACTCTTGCAATCGAACGAATCGGATCAATCTCAGTAATCTTCTTCATAATCTGATTATCAAGTTCGCTCGGCGCAAGAATTCCACCATCGACGGCAGAATCAGTTCTGAGCAAAACCTTCTGCTCAGCGCTCATGGAATTTTCACCACTCTTACAAAAAACATTCAGAGCCTTATACTCTTCACCATTCTTGTAAGCGTTAGGATCATTCGCAATCTTTGTTTCAATTCCGCGCGCGACTTCCGCCTCAAGATCGTCAATCTGAGTCTTCAACTCAGCTTGTCGTTTCTCGTCTGCTTCTTTTACTTCAACGCGCGCTTCTTTCAGTTCAGTAATCGCTTGCTCATGATTCTTTGTAGACTGCTCAAGCAAAACGATTTGCTGATTCTTCGTTTCGTGTCCGTCGAGAACTTCATTCAAACGTTCAATCTTATCCTTATCAATGAAGCCCTTCTTTTCAACTTCACCGCGAAGTTCGGTAACAGCGCTCATTACCTCTTCATTTGTTTTAGGGTCAGCCATTTTCAATGCTCCTAATTACGTTAGTTTATGTTGCTGTTTCAATTTCGTTTTAGTATCAGCGTCCCGCTGACCCCTAACAGAATCCCTCTGTTATTAAATCCTTATCCTATCCAAAACTTTCAAAATATCTGCCGCACTTTCAGGATTTTTCAACCCAATAAATTTTCCAGCTAGTTCAACAGCTGCGCTTTTTGAAAACGCGCCGCTATCGCGCAAAGCCCTTTCCATATCTCTACAAGTGAAATTCTTAATTTCTTCCACTCCAAAAAATTGTTTTTCATCATCGCTAAATGGGGAAACCAAACCCATCTTCGCATAATACCTTTCAATGTGTTGGGTTACGCCGCCAACGTCTTCATCAGGAATCCCAACGTCGCGTTTAAGAACTTCATTCGCCGCTTTCACAATCGCGCGCGGAACAGCCAACATTTTGTCGTCAATAACATCGGCGATTTGCAGTTTGTAACCGTCAAATCTTTCAACCCTTTCTTCATCTAGCCAAATAAACGCTTGTTTGAAATTCCCGCTAGGCGCGCCTTTGGATTCTGTGAAATCTTTCACCCTATCTTTAGCGGCTTGCGGATTCCAACTCGTCATCCGCTCAGCAAGCGGTAAATCTTGAAAAGGTATTGCAACTTTAACTTCTGTTATGTTGGCGTCTACATTCATCGGTTCATCAACAATGCTTCCTTCGATAATTACAGCTTCAAAAATTTCTCTGAAACCAGCATCAATTTTGTCTTCAATAGCGATGAAGCCAATTGAAAAATCAGTTAGTACCCGTTGCCTAGCAAGCGAATATGCTTCGCGTCCAAGTTGAGTTTCAAGATTAATTTCGCCACGCCCGAACAATCCCTTTCCATCCTCTTGCATTGTTTCAATCGGGAATCCGCCGATGGTTCGGCCATGATGATCTTTCATTCGGACTTGTCGATTGTTACGCAAACGATGTTCGGCTAAAGATTTCAAGAATGCGCCTGGGTGAAATCTATCTGGCATTCCATACATGCCGCCGGTATCGGGGGTCCAAGCCGCAATATGGCCAGACACAATCCCGACGGGAACGCCGTTGCGTTCTTCTTGCTTTGTATCTAAAATGTGTCCACCAAAGCGTTTGGTTTCAATAGATTTCATATGCAATTTATTCCCCTGCGCATGAATGGCTCTGCCAACTGCCGCTGCGCGACTGCGCCCATTAGATCCAGTAAAACAAACACCACCTTCGCCCCATTTCCACCCCGATTTACCATCTTTTTGGCACTTCATTAGGGGCATTGTTATTCTCTTAAATCATCGCTTGGTATTTCTAGCGTCATATTTAATTTTTTCAATTGTCGGACTTCTTCTGCAACTTTTGCGCGAAAAATTCTATGATCTTCAGGCTCATTTTTTGGCGCTGCTTCACCATTGACGATTTCCAAATAAATATTTATTACGTCTTCACTTGACAACAACATCAGCAGCCTTTGCAGCAAAATCATCCCACAATTTTTGATCAACGATTTTCAATTTGCCTTTGACGATCTTTGCAATTTCTTTTCCTTCTTTGTCACCAAACACCAATCGAAATTCGTCAAACACATCGCCTTTTTCTAGAATTTTCAAAGTAGTGTCAGAAACACCAGCATGTAATTCTCTAATTACTTCTTCGGGAACCGTTCTTCCGGTTTTCAATGCGCGGATACGCGCGCGCCTAAGTGCTTCTTCAACATCGACGGTTACATAATTACCCTCAATTTTATAACCGTCATCAAGAAATGGTTTCAATTTCTTCAAAAATTTATCAATTTTTCCATCGCCAACTTGATCTAGAATTACATGCGCGCGCATACGCGCGGCACGCTTAGCAATTTCGCCACCCAAATAACTCGCTTCGTTATGCGTCATTGCTGCAGCGTTTGCGTTGTTGAAAACTCCGGTTGTTTTTCCAATGCGCGAACCCGCTCTGAATTCCGGCAAGAATGCGCGAATAGCATCAACGTCAATTACAACCGAACCATCAGGCGCAACAATTCCTAACGTCGATTTACCGGACGCGGGACCACCGCCTAACAATTGCAATCGCACTTTTTCTCCCGGCTTAACAGATTTTGCAGCTTCCATAATTTCAGCAATAATTTCTTCATGCAATTTTTGTCTGCTTGCTACCCATGATCCGTCAGCATGTCGAAACATTGCTTCCGTTCCCGCTTTGCCAGCTTTGCTAGCGGGAACCAAACGTTCCCTTGCGAATTGTCTAGAGTTTCTTCCCAATTGCCCGCGCAATAAACTGTTAACGTCATCTCTTATGCGCGCGCCCCCGCGCGAAGTTGTACTTGCAACTTCACTTAAACCCTTTCGCGTGTTAACGACTTTCTTAATATCGTAAGTAGCAGAGCATCGGCAGTTCGCAACGTTACCGATAGATGCTCCCAAACTCATGTCGCCGGGGAAACGTAAACTTTCACCACTAACGATGAAAGGTTTATCAATTTGAACTTCCTGTTCCGCGCGAAGATGATTAAACGCAGATTTGCCACCGGCACGAACTAGGCTATCGCCCATATTCGCCCAAGATTTTTTGCTTTTACTTCTGTTAGTTCCCGCGCCGCCAAGCGTAGGTTCTTCGCCGCTCAACAATTCGATCTGTGTTAGTTTTGCAGATTCTGCGGCGGCGTTTGTGTTTAACGTGACAATGCCAGTTGTTCGGCCATTCAATTTAGTTCGGAATATCGAACCACTTAAACTAGCGACTTCAACTTTTTCTACAGCTGTAGTAGCGGCTATGGTTTGCGCTTTCTGCAACGCTCTTGCCGCATCTTTTTTAGTTGTTTCGGTTATCTTGCTAACACTATCTGATGTTTTTGTTGTGAGATAGCTATTAACGACAACAGGGACTTTTGCAACAGACCGCGCAGAAAATAATTCGATTGCGCCAATCGCAGTTTCTTCGGCAGACAATTTTATAAACGGAATTAATTGCTTTGTTCCGCTTTCTTCTGCTTCAACTTGTCTATTTATTCGCTCAATAAAAACGCTCGCTACAAGTTGATCATGTTGGGTAAGAATTTTTTCTAAAGCGTCTTCGTACTTAAAGAAATTTGGAATGTTCCCAATTCTCGCAACCGAAGCAGTAAACTCTCGAATGATTTTCTCATTCAAAGCGTTGATTTTTGCACGCAAACGGCTTTCAAGCACTAGCTTGATATTGTGGTCTTCCGCCGCTTGTCTTTTTTGCTTAGGAATCGTCATCTATTTCAATAAAGTCCGGGTCATTATCTTCTGTGAATATATCTGTACCAGCAGGAATCAAACTTGCTGATTTCAAAATAGTATCGCCACCCTCGTAAGGTTCTTTCCCAAGATAGGCGCGAATTTCATTATCAGATTCAACGCCGATCTTCTGACGCTTTCCAACTTCTTCATTTCGCCTAGCAACTAGCGAGCTTACTTGATCAGGATCGAATGTTATGCGCCCGCGCGCGGGATCAACTCCAAAACGCGGCAGCAACGTATCACCTAAACCGCCAAAAATTCTTTTGGAAAGAGGAATAACAGCATCATCATACAACGCCAATTTTCCTTCCCTGTAATTGTTAAGCGTTTGTCGTTCGTCAGTTACCAACGGAAGCGGAACATGGTATTGAAGAGTCACAGACTTAACAGCCATTTTCTGCAGAACTGAAAAGTCCATGTCGCGGTTATTAATTCCGACTTCTTTAATACTCAATTCGCCGCCAGCAGTAACACCAATTTCGCCAGCGTTTCCAGCGCCGCCGTATTGCTCTCTAACTCGGTTCTTTGCCTCTTCAAAATCTTCATCGTCCATATCAGCATCAAAATGGAAGATCAAACTAACGCGGCCACCTTTTTCTAGAATCGAAATGTTATGCGTTCCGCCTAAAATATGCTGACGAACTTCTTTCGACGCCGCAAGCAAAGGCGACTGCCCACGCAAAAGCGAATTGTTTCGAGTTGAGTAATTGCGAATCTGAATTAGTTCTCGCAAAGTGCCGCTGAAATATCGAAGAACGCCTTTCGTGATATCAGGAATGTATTCGCCCGTTAGTGTGTTCCCAGAAACTTGAATTTGGCTTGGCGCGCCGCCTGTTCCTTCAGGTACTGACGCATTTTTTACGCTAATCGGTTGCAGTTCTAGCGGCGGTCTTCGCCTACCACCGAGCAAAATCAACATCGTTTCCCCGGTAATTAGATATTCTTTACCAAGCATTTCAAGAAAATGCTCGCCAGAAAAATACGGAGAAGGCTTATTTAGCAAACCAATTACAGGATGATTTTTGACTCGCTTATCATCAATAATTAGAATCGGTTCAAGCACAGAAAAAGCATCGGCGATCATGTTAATTGGAATGCTGACTGCGGTTGATTGCTCATACAAAGCTAAAGATGAAGATGGAGTTGCGGCAGTACCGCTTTCGCCGAACATCAAAAATTGTCCGAATGCGTCTGATGTTCCCAACACCATTGTTTTGACTTCGCGTTTTTTGCGCCAAGGGTTACTCCATGCCATTAGTGTTCCTTTCCTTAAACGCAATATTGTTAGTTAGCAATTTCATCTTTAGTCTCGATACAGATACATGCCAAATGTTGTGGCTGTTCCCTGATTAAGAACACCAACACCGCCACCCGTATATTCAAAATCTGTTTTTGCTTCCAACCTAACAGGCGGATTAACACTTACGCATTCTGAAGTTTCATCACCAAGCGTCAACAGCAATTGTGTACGTGAACTAGTTGAACCAAAATCAGTTTTGCGTTGACGGAAAGTTACCGCTGTTCCCGCTGCAGCTTCGCTAGTATTAACGACGCAAGATGTTGTAATGAAAGCATGATATCCAGCCGGAACCGTATAACATGATTGCAAAGTTTGATTTTCGCCCGCTGTAATTCCAGCAACAATATCTGTTGCAGGGGTATCGGGTATTCCGTCCGTGCCACCATCCGCATCACTATCTTTATGAATGTAAATGTTTCCGGTGAAATCAACATCAGAAGCGTAAGCGCGATTGACTCTAAGCAAAGTCGTAGCGCCGATTTGTGTAAACGCAGTTCCGGTTCCACTAATCGCGCCCAAATCCATAACGATTGTTGACGAAACATAATTAGCGTCAAGAACTTCAATCGTAATTTCATCGGTAGCGTCGGCGGTGTCATCACTCGAAACATAAAGATCAGCAGCAGCCGCCATGTTTGCAAAGCATCTAGCAGGGCCAGCGCCGCTCGTCGGCAAATCGTTCATATCCCAAATGGATTCTTCGGCAGCGTCAACGTCTAGATTCGCGCCGAATTTACTGACGGTCAGATTTGACCAATTTTGAATAAGGCTATCAGCGCCCCAAGGTATTTCGGAATCATCCGAATGACTAACAATAGGCCAAACCAATGTTGCTGCTATAACTAAAATCAATTTCCACATTTTATAGTTCCTATTTAACCAGTGACATAAGAAATTTCACACTGAAGGATTTCTGGGGCAACAGTTATGGTTCCGAAATTGAACGTCCACCATTCTCCCCCAACAGCAATGGGGTCGCTGAATTCGGTGTCCAAATAGAGAGCGTTGTTTGATGACATTGCAAGTGTCGCACCAGTCGCACCGCAGGTTGACAAGGTTTCAGAACAATTTTCGATAAACACATCAAGATCGGCGGTTGTTCCACCTGTAGCAACACAACTAAATCGGGTCATGGTTGGGAAGCGCGCCGTAAAAGCCAACCTAACAACACCAACGTCATTGGCTTCGGCGATTTCTGCACCGATAAAGAAAAATGTTTCGGTGCGTTCTTCCGATCTCAAAGCTTCGGATAGAATGGACCAAAAACCATCGGATCTGTAAATCCAAGTGAGAATGTCGCCGTTGGTGTAATCCAGAAACCAAGCGCCAGCGGTTTCACCACACCAGAAACTACCTGCAGCACAGTCGATTCTAACATTGTGATTGACTTCCAAAACGAAAATTTGCCCAGCGGTATAACTGCCACCATCAAAATCAGTAATGGTAATATGGCTCCCAGTTTTCCAATATGAAGACCCCTCAACGTCGGGGGTTGTATCATCAGGGGTAAATGTTTGTACTGCGCCTAAAGTTAATTCGCCCCCAACATCTACACCACCAGATACAGACAAGTCGCCCGCTGCGTCCAATGTCATAATTGGATTAGAAAAAGCTGTGAAGTCATGTTGATCTGTTGGATCTGAATACCAAACGAAGTCTACATTGCCGTCATTGATAAAGACGGTATTGCCATATCCCATGTTGTAAAAACTGGCAATTTCCGCGCCCAAAGAATTGTTAGTTCCGCTGTAAGCGAAACTTGCTCTATGGCCACCGTCGTTAATTGCTGTGAAACCAGCAGCCGCGCTAGTTCCGGTGCTTTGGTTAATGACGGATTGGCGCATAGAACCATCGAAGTTATTGCCAAGCGTAAAAGACTCATGGGTTACAACATAAATTGTACCTGTTTCTGCGTGAACCTTTACAACGTGTCCGATAATTACTACCGCTTCCGTCGGATCTGATGGGTGCGTTTTCGTCCAACCACCAGCGGTATCCATGTAGAGTTTATCGCCTTCGATGAAACCAGAAGTGTCAATCGGTTCGGTTACATCGCCGCGAACCAAACCTAACATGGTGACAAATCCAGTGTCGTTATCGTCGATATCTTCGGTAGCCATACCAAGCATGTGAACGGTACTAGCGTCGGTAATATCACACTTTTCTATAGTGAGGCGATTACCTTGCGAACCCGTTTCGTAAACCAAATCTCCATTCTTAATATCACCACCAGACTTGTTAGAAACCCTAATTAGAATTTCTTGACCGACTTGCATTGTGACATTGCCACCCGGCATTCCTACCGCGATAGTTCCATCTTCTGCGTCCCAAAATACGCGGCCTTCCTGACTACTTGGCCCAAGTGAGAGATTGAAATCAAACCATCCAACATTTGTTAGGTTTCCGGTAACATCCGATGAAAGGCTAACAGGATGGGTTCCACCAAAACTGGAAGTGCCCCAAACTATTTCATTAACTTGTGCATTGGCAACACCAACACTTACAAACAAAAATGTTAGAATAGAGATTAGCGATTTGACGGACATGCGTTCACCGTAATTATTACGCTGGTTGCAATCGACGTACAATTCATCCAAATGCGACCGAAGTTTCCGCCGTTAATTGTGATTGCCGGATTGCCATCACTCAACGGTGTACTACTCAGCAAAACAAACGATCCACTTTCAGCATCATGCCCCGTTGCATTTGAATGGACTACACAACTAAATGCTCCGACGCTTTGGTTCCCATAAAATGTAAACGACGAAAACATTCCAAAAGTATTTAGAACGATTTCGTCGCCAGTACCATCTTTATCTACATCGCAATCGCCGGTAGCAGTTTGTACGTCGCACATTGTAAATTGCTGACAAGTATTTTTTGGTTGTCCTATCCTTACCGGCGCAGTATCCGCGCGCGCGAGCGTAGGCGCGAGCGCCCACGCGCACGCGAGCGCGCACGCGCACGAGAGAAAGAAAGTTAGAAAACGTTTCATGTTAGTTCTCCTTTAATGAATTCACGTTGAATGCCCCTTCCACTCTTGGCCCCCATTCCTCAAATGAAAGGGGCACCCACCCTCAACCAATATGGACTTTGCCAGCGCCGCTCAATTTATTAAACCCTTGCGCTGATGCGTCAACTTGGTCTTTATATTTACTTCGCGGGAAATATTTCAACTCTTCAATGTATTCATACGTCCAATGTGAATTCAGAATATCCACTTGGCCATTCTCAACCGCGACGGAAAACGGATCGGCCCTATCTTCCTTATCGCCAGTCGGCCTAACAATTTCTACATGTCGGCCAACCAAATTTCGCGCCGTTGCTTGCGCGCTTTCCAAACCGCCGCTTCCGGGCTCTTGCTCAACGATGATGAAAACTTTCTTTCCATCTTTCTTCGCGGCATCTTGGATTTTTCTTTCGCGCTTGCCGGAAGACCATTGACCCCTAACCATGTCATCAATAAAATATTTTGACGTTCTTTCGACGCCGAATTTGTCAAACGTTCCGTTAGGCCGCGCCTTCTTATACTTCCCCATTCGCGGGCCAGCTGTATAAGCGCCGCCGCCTTCGGTTCCCGCTTTATCCCAGCTGCGCCATCTTTTCTTTACGTTGGATTCTTTGATTGAATCAACAACGTTCAATTCATCTATCTTAAACATGTTTCCGTCACGAGCGCCGGGACGCTGTTGCATTTGCGCGGCATACGCATAACTGCCCAAAGCAATTTTCAAACTTTCGTTTGCTTCGGTCCCAATCCGATTCGGGCAAAGCAATTCACCATCATGTTTTCGCGGGTCTGTAAAACCTATCGACGTTGAGCATTTTCGCGCCTGATCAAATTCCATCGGTAAACACAAATGTTCGTAATCGCCTTTTTCTAAAACGTGTCCCGCTAAATCGTACTGATGACCTCTTTGCATAATGATAATTTTTCCACCCGTTTCAGGATCATTCAAACGGGTTGACATAACTTCATCCCACCAAAGAATCACACCATTTCTAACAATGTCGGATTCTATTTCAAAAATGTTATGGGGATCATCCACCACCACAAAATCACCACCTTCGCCGGTCGCAGCACCACCGACGGAAGTTGCGATTCTGTAACCACCGACCGTATTGTCATATCTCTGTTTGGCATTTTGATCGCCACTCAACTTAAAGCCTTTTCCCCATCTTTCTTGAAACCAATCGCTCTGTAAAATGCGTCTGGACTTAACAGCGTCACGAATTGCGAGCGGATGAGCGTAACTAGAAAATAACCACCGCGTTGAAGGGTTGTTTATCCAAGACCAAGTAGGCCAAAACACTGAAATGATCAATGACTTCATGCAACGCGGTGGTATATTGACTAACAAATTGCGAATATCGCCGTCAAAAACAGCTTGCAAATGATCGCAAATAGCATCAATATGCCAACTCTGTTTATAAACGGTGTTAGGTTCAACGACATGCCACGCTTGTTTGACAAAGTGTGACAATTTTCTCGTGGCCAATTCCGTTTGGATCATATCGGGGTGCTCAAGCAGGTTTTGAAATTCAGCAGCGCTCATTTTTATTTGAGACTCCAAATAAATTTAATCGAAGTGTCAACTCTATCCTCATCCATATCAAAACTTCTGCTAGCGTTAAATGTGCTAGGCCCAAAATTTCCATGTTCGGGAGCAAGCACACCATTTAAATTGCTTTTGTATCCATCACTCCAACTATGACCGTAACCCGTTTGCCATTCAAAACCGGAAATTTGAAAACGCCCAATGTCACCAAAATGTGAACCGGAATCGTTAGCGCAAGAAATTGAAAATAGTGCCAGAACGATAATAAATTTACGCAATTTTTACCTCGTTTGGTTTTTGAATGTTAGTGATGAAAAGTGATTTGAAAGTGGAAAAGGGCTTAACATGAGAAAAAACGAGGTTTGGGAAAATTAGATTATGGTGTAGAGGCGCTGGTTTGCCTAACCGGCCCCCCGTCTTCGGTTTTCGCCTAACGTTTCGTGGCTTAGAGAGAGAATGCGTTTCTGTTAGTTTCACGTTTTTTTTCGCGTCACCCGCGCCCCACCGTCGAGGATCGTCCCTGTTGACCGCGCGCGCGTCTATCCCGGTGCCGGTAGCTGTTAGGCGTCGATGGGCGCTCAGTCGGTACAGGGCCGCACGTATCGCGCGCGCGCTATTAAGATCTAGGCTTTGATTCGCTAGCAATGCCGACCCTGCTTTCTAAACTCGGTGTTAACCCGCTATTAAGCGAATCCCTGCTTTCGTTTCTTCTTCTGCTTCTGCCGTTACTGTTTCACCATCAGTTATTGCGTGTTGCATTCCTGCTAGTTGTTCCAATTGCTCTGTACTCAGTTTCGACATGTCAACGGCAATAGGTCTATTCTCGTCACCGACATGCTCAATCGTTACCTTGTCACCCCACCGTTGCGGGGCTATCCGTGACGCCACCCACCGTCTAGTATCTATCTGTAATTTCGCTGCTTCCAAAGAACGCTTCTTTGCGTAAAAGAATGCTCGTCTTTTTTCGGTGTTAGTCGCGTCTTCGGGTAAATTGTCTAATGCGGCAATCGCTGCTATGTGCGCTGTTTCGTCAACTAGGTCAGCAATCGCAATTGTGTCAGAAACGAAAGAGTCGGCTTGAATTTGTCTCGCGCGCGCATAATCGTTTCGCCATGAAGACGGCGCGCCCAAATGTCCGTTTTCCCACTCCCAAATGGTGTTTTTAGCGGGCATTTCCAAATCTTGCACGATTTCACGAATTGTCTCGCCATTTCTAATTCGATCTAAAACTTCATCCGCCACAACTTTGTCAAAATCTCTGCAGCGCGTTGTGTTGTGTCCCATTTCCCCTCTATAGCCTAGCTAATAGATCCTGTAAAATGAGTTTACAATTTATACCTTTTTCCCCATTCCATGAAACGATTTTCATCTAACCTAACATAACCATTCGTACATCCAATCGACGTAGCACTGATTAAAAATTCCCAACGTCTACGGTTTTGCCTAAACATGACAATCGGAATATATGACTTGTTAAATTCACGTAGCCTTTTTTCCACTTTACTAATCTGTATCCACCAAGCATCTAATGCCAAAGTTTCCCTTCGTTTAACCTCAACGATAAATGGCTTGCTGACAATATCGGCCCCAATAAACATTTGATTCTGATTTCTTTCTAGTTGTCGGTTGTTTTCATAAATATATTTACTCAACCATTCGCATGCTTCGTCTTCGCCTCTTTTTCCTTTTTGCTTCGGGTTCACCATTTATAACATCCTTTGGTGTTAATAGGTCTGACTACCATCTGACTACCATCTGACTACCCTTTGACTACTCTACTACTACCTTCTAACTAACTATATATAAAGAGATATTCAAGAATAAATATGTGTTGTGGTAAACACCCGGACCCTTTTCTCATTTTCTCCCCCTCTGAAAGAGCCATTTTCACGCTTTCGCCCCCTTTGGGGCGACCCCCCCTGCCGGAAGCATATTTTTTTTAAATTTGCGTAGCTATTTCAAATGCTTACTTGCTAGGAGTTAGTTATTCAAACGGTAGTCAAACGGTAGTCAAGGTAGTCAAGATCTGACTAAATTCGCTGCTTGAGGCAAGCGGGACAAGTGACGCTCAACCACATCAAATCAAACTTTAAATCATCACTATGATGTAAACCGCATTTTGTTTCAGGCAAAGAATTATCATTATAATA